CTGGAGACCTCTACGATGTCAAGGAGGTTAACATTTTATAAATATCATATAGTTATATAGCACTGACACATAGTCTGACACAATACTATTTATCTACTTAATATTGCTAAATTTCTTCTGACACAGTATCAATAGACATAACTCTATCATTAGACAATGAAAATGAAAACATGGCTGTATTTTTATATTGAACACACAATTAAGAATGGAACGATTGTTAATAGATTGGACATCAGAGAGCGTTACGTAGTTGTAACGGAGGTGCGGAGTTGAATTGTTATTACATGGTTACTTATTAATCAAATTGGTTATAAAAATTTAAAATTATTTCTGTTTTTATTAAGAAAGCCCTCACTTAGAGGGCTTTCCAAAATTCAATCCAAGCATCAACCTTCGCAGCACAATCATTTCCTTTTGCTAAGGTATCAACAGCCCATAAAGTAATAACCTTGCCTGTGCCATCCTCAAGATTTTGAAACTTTTCACATGGCTGCATCAGGTTCGCTGGCGCTACTGGTGTTGATAAGACTGTTGATTTGCCGCAAGCCGTCAGCATCAATGCAGCGATTGAGATACACAGGACGATCAATGATCTTTTGCACTTCACGTGTAACCGTTTCGACTTTGACACGTTGTTTTGATTTTTCAGCTTCATAATCTGAGCTCACTTTATTGATTTGATCTTGCTTGGCTGCTAAAGCCTTCAGGTTCTTCTGTTCGATCTCTTGGATTTTGGCGAAGCACTTTGCATCCGCTTCTTTGAGTTGCCCAGCCAAATGATTGCTGTAAGCAATTTGACAAACCCATAAAACAAAAAAGACCGCTAATGCGATCCAGTATTTGAACTTCCATAAGACTATGAGTATTGGCATTTACTGCGCCCCCATGCATTTTTGATAGCGTTCTTGCTGACGAGCCCAAACGCCATAACAGTTGTTGGATCGAATACTGCAGTCTTTCTTGGCCACGTATTTCCATTTCAAAAGTGACTTACATGCAGCAACGTACTGCCCCCCTTTCAAGTTTCGGAGCATGGAAGAACCATTCCAATTGGCTTGGCCAAAGTTGTAGGTGAAGTCTAGATACACGTCATATTCAACTTGAGACAACTTCACATCAGGCATAGATTTTCGAAAAGCTACTTCATCTTTTGAGACGTGTGCTTTTGCCCATTCCTGTGCAGTTTTGCGTGTGATGGGTGGATCCGTCATTTTGATCTTGGTGCCATCAGGTTTAGTGGTGGACCCAATGCCTTGAGTTACCACCCCACCAGTATCCTTATAGGGTTTTGCTGAGTAGCCTTCTTTCATTTCTAAAGACGTAAAAAAAGCAGCCGAAGCTGCTAATCCCATCACCCAATATTTAGTCTTTGACATTGCACTCCCCATTGAGTTTGCGCTTTTCTAGTTCATGTATTTCTTGCTCACGTTGATCTTTACGTTTCTGAAATTGGCGATTCGATAAGAAGTTCATGAAGCTGATGATTAAACCAGCCAGACCAATACCTACACCAATTAAGAATCCCCAATCCCAAGTTGCCAGCCATGAAAGTATTGTGAGTCCAGCGCCTGTGGTTGTGGCCACTGGTCCTGATGCGTCAACCATTTGTGCTGCATCTGTCATGCAATTCCCCTATTTCTCCAGACATAAAAAACACCCGGTTGGGCGCTATATTAAAAAGGCGTTATCGGTGGTTCATAATTTTCGGTGTGCCATCCCTGCCCGATAACATATCTAAACTCATCCATAAAGCCCGATGCGCCACCAACGATACCTCCACCACTCATCAGCGCAAGTGGTAGTGTGCTGTTTAAATTCTGAGTTTGAGCAAATTTTCTGCGTAAAATCCCGTGCGTGAATAGATATGCTTCTCCATTAACACGGGACAACTCAATAAATGTCCATTGATTGGCAGTCATTCCGTGTGAAATATCACCACTGTCCGAAGTGTTTGAGCATACTTTTATCGACCCTGCACCGATAATCAGTGCTAATCCACCAGCCGCATTCCAATAGCCCTTGTTAAAAAGAGTGTGCCAGTTGGTTAGCACATTTGGTCTATACCAAAACGCAACTGTATAATCTCCGGTGCCGGGTCTTAACACCTCAGAATCTGGGGTTGATAAACCGCCACTGGTAGATGCTAAACTGAAATCACCAAATTTTACTTGTGCATTAGTCACTGCTGCATTTCCGCTAGGTGTCCAGATCAATCCTTTTTTATCTGTAAAGCCGTCCTCAAAATTTAGTAGTGAAGAAGCATAAAATGCATTTTCATCAAGAGATGTGATGATTTCAGTGATATTACTAAGTTTCTCTGCACTCCCTTTAAACGACCCAACCGCAACATAATATGTCTTGTTAATTTCTATGGCTTGATCTATGTATGTTCTAACATCACCCGCAAAAATAACTTTTGGTGCAGGTTTTGTTTCAGGTGTAAATGGTGTTTCAGAGCAATAATACCTTTGCTCATCAACAAACCCATCTACATCCCAACTCAGCTCTAAACGATTAGTCATTTTGATATACCACGCTTAAGTTATATGGGGCGCTAAAGAACTCACTTAACTCAACGGTATGGGAAAATGGCTGAATACACTCATACCCATTACGAAGTGATTTCAAGATAATTTCAATCGTGCGTGTATTTGCATCCATTGCTGAAGTTGCAAATGTATAAGTGTTTAATGTGCCAAGGCTTAAATTTTGAGTTCGCAATTCAATTAAGTCTTGATCACGTTCAATCAGAATCAATTGATAAGTCACATCCGCTTCGAGTGTTACGCCTGACTCATACCAACCCAAAATGCTTCCACCTGTTTGCTGCTGTCGATTGCGATCTACCCAAGTTAAAACTAAGTCAGTTTCTATTTCCGCAGGGAAATATTCACCGTTGATTTGTACATTCGCAGGTGGATATGGTCGAATCGCTCTTGACTGAATTTCAACAGACTGTGCATCCACATCATCCAGATTGAGCACCCCGCTTGGCGTGGTGGTGACTGCCTTAACATCCACAATTTCACCATTCATATACTCTGTCGGATCAGCACTCACAAAGTCATCTGCAAAATACAGAATACTATTCGCAACATGATTGAGCGGCATGGTATCCAAAGCGCCTCGTTTAACCGTAAGCACTTTGGTTAAATCATCGTAAGCCTGATACACCATGATTTCATCATTGATAAAGATTTGGCTGCCTACACGGACAGAATCCATATCACCTACTGATTTCAAGATAAACGAAGTTGCCAGACGATCAATATCTTGGTCTATTAGTGCTGTTTCACAGTAATGAATTACTGCGGAATTTTCGTAGCCAGCTCCTGCATCTGTATGTAACTGAGCATTCAATGAGTTATTTTGTGGTCGCTGTGCCACTGCTGCCACATAACCCATATCAGAATTTAAGGCCAGTTCATCATCAACTGTACGTTGTCCCTGTGATTGCACAGCTTCAAAGTAGGAAAGTTCAAAGGCTTTAAATACTGCAGGCTGTGGCGGCAATGGCACAGTATCAATCTTGTCATCAATGACCACAGTAGAAGTCAATTCATCTGAGAATGGCACCACTTCCACAAACTCAATACTAACCGTGTTGTCTACGCCATCGCCCAGGTTGATGCTCATGATGCGTACAGGTAGATTCGCAATGCCTTTACGCGACCAGTTCAACTTCACAATATCATAGCGGTTCCATTTGCGCGCTTCATATAGCCCAGTCGTAAACGTGCCCTTCCAGCAAGGCGTAGTGAATTGCTTGAGTTTCCACTGTGCCACAATCGCCGCATTACGCTGATTCATGAAATAAGGGAAATCTGCAGCTTCAGCATTCGCAAACCCACCCGCATTTTTGATTGATGCATTTTCTGCAATCGAAAATGAAGCATCTTTGATATTTTCACGATCATAGTGACTGACGTTTAAATAGTTCTTCACATCTTCTACATTGATCGGATCAATCTGCATGCTCTTGATTTTGTTTTCAGCAAGACTGTGAATTTCAGACTCTTCGAACCAATCATCACGAAACAATACCATCTCATAAAGACCCGTCTGACGATTGACGCGAATGCCCGCTTCAATGTGGGAACACAATTCATTGATGGCATCAATGCAGGATTTTTCAGTGATCGACCACGAAATTCCAAGACCTTCATCCCAAATTCGATCTGCGGCTTTCATGAAATTCACATCATTAACATCAAACTCAGGCTTATTCATTGCTGTGTCATCAGTGAGAATTTCACGGATTTTGTGTATCGGGTTAATGTCTGGACCATATGCATATGCATCTGCACGTGTGGATGCAGAAAGCTCCATATTTGTCGCATAAACTGTTGCTTGCGATCTTATGACTCCATTTATATAGTCTGGGTAAAATTTATTCTTGGTTTTATAAGAAATAATAGCGGTATCACCCTTTGCCAAAACAATTGACAACAGCACACCCTCGGTAAATCCGAGTCCAACAGACCCAGAGTATTGAACATTTTGAGATGTAAATATATAGCTGTACGATGATGAGAATTTTACAGAAAAATCCATCAACTCAATTCGTGATCTAATGTCTATGAAATATATAGAATCAAAACCAACGGATTCTATTGTGACAACACTTGGTATTGGTGTTACTGCATGCACATCCCAGTTTGGGTCTAAGTGGTCAGCGTGGTCTAAGTTGGCTGTAACTTTCTCAAAGTTATCATCAAAATACACATAAGTTAAATCCCCCTCTGAAAAAACATTATCAACACTAAATCTATCTAGTTCTGATTGGGGAATAATTAAGCCAGAGCCATTTTCTGTAAAAACTGTTTCCCTTATATTATCAAAGACCCCATATTCCCCACCAATTACTGTTGTTGATATGTTTATAGGAACGCCAGCAGGCACATCCCTATTTCCAACCAACTTAATTATGGTTTCATTTGTGCCGCTTTTAAAAACCCCATTTTCTAGAATTTCAGACTTGCTATCATACCACTGCGGACTACCATCATTTTTAACGTGAATACGCTGCGGCCACAACAGCATCTCTTTCATATAGCCTGAATTTCCGAGATAGAAATCTTTAAACGCAAGATAAGACTGAAATGGATATGCCAATGGTGGCAGTGAAACTGATCCTAGATAGTCTTGATAAAATTCGACTGGTGTTTGGGTATCTGTACCTGTTTTTAAATAAACCAGTCCCGATACTCCACCCTCATTTTCTCCGTACATATTGGGGGCATCAATGGTGATTTGCTCACCATTTGAACCGTATGGCACACGTTTACCATGTTCCCAGCCGCGCTTATCAAAGTTAATCGCAATGAGTCTTTCAATCGGATTACCAATGAACAAAAGAAAATTGGCAAAGTACTTGTAGCCTGAAACCTGTTTACTGCTCCCGCCCATTTTTTACATACTCCACAACTTGATTTGCCATTTCATCATTGGCTTGTTCAACAATTTCTATATCAATGCCATTCTCAAGAAAGTCTTTCCAGTCCCAACCTTGAGACAAAAAAAATGCCCGCGATCCGCGAGCACACATCCCAGTTTTGCGTAAATCCAACATATAGATTTTCATTACTTACCTGACTTAGATTTAATTGCTGAAGTCCGCTGCCCCCAAATATGCGTCATATTGCCATACATGTGCGGACTTCCAGCAATATCAGAAAATGAAGTGCCCTCATCTGCAATCGTTCCATCTAGTTGATTGGCGCTGGCTTGATTCTTCTTTTGTGCTTTACGCATGGACATATATGAAAATGCTGCCGTAACAACAAAAAGGGCCAGCATTGCATAAATAACCCAAGGTGCAATAACCATGTGGCACTCCTTATTTAATCAATTGCGTATAAATTGGATTGCTGTTTGGAATAAATGGGTGTCCTGCAAAGCGCAGGCTATTGTTAAAATCTGCATCGCACATTTTTAATGATTGATCACATCCGGGTGCAACACGCACCACATCCCCAACAATCAAACCGACATGCTGCCGATACAGCTTGGCACCTGTACCTGATCCAGTGCGCAATAAGGTGTGCACACCATCTTTAAGCAATAGTCCGAGATCCAAATAGCCTGCAGCATAGGTTTTGGTTTCCATCACTGGATCACCATTCTCATAGGTCGGATTGCCTTCCCCATCTAAAACTGGGTTGCCTTCACCATCAAGTACAGGAACTTGCTCAAACACAGGATCACCATTTTCATCAATCACTTGTGTTGGATTTACAGTAAATGAAATATTTAGACCGCTGATTGCTGTAATGGTTACATCAAAGGACCATTGCTCAAAAGAAAGACCGCAGAAGCGGTCATATATGGCATTTGGGCAAGTCGCTTGGAACTTCCGTGTCAGAATATTGCGGTTTAAGTACGATTCACCTGTTTCACAAACAAGCGTCATGGTGTCGGCATCTTCATCAAACTTCGGCTGTGTCACTCGCCCTTTGTGTAATACAAGTGTTTGATTATTTAAAAGCTCTAAAATGGTGATGCTGACACCACCATAAAAGATTTTGTTGATGAAGACCGCCTTCAAGTCATCCCCTTCTGCATTGAGCAAGCTCATTTGCGGAAAGGTCACTTCGGTATCACATTTATCAATGCTTTCATCTTCAATTGATGTGCGTTGCAAACCTCGCACAGGTAAGTATTCAATGCTGTCATGAGTCACAGCTTTACGCGCACTGGTGAAGTACCAAGCGATGTCACCATGTTTAAGCTGATATAGCTCTACACGTGTTTTCATGAAGATAGCTCCACAATGGGTACGGTGACTTGGGTTTTACCTGCACCTAAAAACTGAAATTCAATTTGATCTGCATCAAAGCGATGTAGACCCAAATAGCACACCTTTTGAATACTACTCACTGGCACATTCAAAGCGGGTGAAACTGTTAAGGTCGTTGCTGTTTTGGCAGTAATCGCATGCGCAGTCCAAACATCATTAATCTTGACTGCAATATGCTTACGATCCGCTTCCAAGAAATAAGCGGTATCGGTATTCAGGACGTTATAGACCGTACCTGTATTGGTGATATGCAAATGCTTTTCATACAACGGCATCCAAAAGGCTTTTAAGCGCCCCATGCGTCGAAACAGAAAACGTCGGTATTCATGGAACGCTGACCAGTCTTTCAGCACTGACTTAAACGGCTTCATGTAGCGTGGCTTGGCATGATGGGTAAATTGCTGAAATCCACCAATGGTGCCATCGACAATGCTTTGCTGCTGGGTTAAGGTCATCTCTAAAGAATCACCATCCAAAACCAAAGGATTGAAGTAAATGTCATCGCTCAAGTACTGCGCTGGCACATCGCCATCATGTTCTGGCAAGTCTTCAGCAATCACTCTAAAAACCACAGAAGCATTGGACCAGAAGCCACCTGCATTGATTGAGGCATCGCCATCAATGATGCAGATCCGCAAAGGCATCATCACCGCATTGGTTGCCGTAATATTTTCTGAAAGTCGGAAGCCATCTTGATATTCTGTTTCCAAGGGCTGAACCACTTCATTGGTTTCAGGATCTCGGATTTCCTCCTGAGTAATGATGTAACGCCCAATTTCAGTGATTTCGACCACCTGAGCACCTTCACTACTCTCTATAAAAGCAAAACCGACTTTTAAGTCGGCTTGAGTGGTTGTTGTGTCCAAGATAATGAAATCGTCATCAGCGATATCGGGAATGCTTCGCTTCACCTGTCGCAGAGGAATGCCCCAGTTCTTGCGTAAATTTGCATACAGCATATGGAACATATCACCCATGGCTTTCTGCATTTGCACGTACTTAAAGCTGAGAATCTGCCGTGGTGCATCACGTAAAGCATTGCGCTCTTCACTGCTATCAAAGGATTCATGCACTTCAGTTAAGAACTCAAGCCGTTCTGTAGATTCAAGTAGAGGGCAATTTGTTAATACATGCACCTCACCATATTCGGTTTGTATTTTCATTTTGTCCTCAAATGTTAAGCAATAAAAAACCGCCAAGAAGGCGGTTCATAAATCAAAAACTAAAAATCAAACAGATTTTACTGTTTCAAACGTACCGATATTAAAAGCATCAATCGATTCAAGATTCACAGCAATATAAATACCACCTTCAGATGGGGTGCGTTGATTGCCTGTAAAATAAAATGCATCTTTAAGATACAGGGTTTCTTCTGGTGTAAATTCATCGCTTTCAGGTTCATCCTCAAGCAATCCATTATCTTCAGCAACTTTCACAATTGAATCCCGCATTGCCTTCAATCGTTTATTCTGTTCAGCCTCGTAAAAGCTTGCTTTACTTATAACATCACCTGAAATAATCGTCCCGCCAATACACAAGGTCACTGGACCCCAGTTTTGTCCTGAATCTTCACTACTCATTAAATCTGCAACAACATTAATCAACGTATTTTTCATAAAGTCTCACGGTTTGTTTAATTATCGAGCACCAAGCTTACTTTGATTTCTCTTGTAATGGTAGAGGTGAGCTTTTTCACCATCTGGTCCAAACATTGCATCTTTCATTGACTGTCTGTCATCAAAAATTGCAACGTTGACCTTGTTCTCGATAGGTTGTGGATTTGCCGCCTGAACCTTCGCATTCGCTTGAGCCTGACGTTCTGCCTGTAAATTAGCACAACTCTGAATAGCATCAAGCTGACCTTTAGCCATGCGGTTGGTGTCCTTCTGATCAGCCAAATATCGGGTTAAATCGGTATTCTGCTGAGGGTTCAAGACACGTTCACCGCCATCTAAAAGCCAAGTGCCTTCGCGTGGGATGTTGTCAATACCGTTATGAGCCATGCCTGTGAAATTTACACTCTTCATACTTGCAGCTTGTGCAACTTGAAGTGCTGCCGCTGCTGCACCTACGGCTGGAGCAATGTAAGGACCGACATAAGGCGTACCAACTACAGCGTCGTAGGCTTTAGAATATGCTGCTGGAATATTCAGCATGGCCTGAGCAACCGCAAAAGCTTTCTGAGCCGCAAACAAAACAGCGTACGTTTTGGAGTTTTCATCAACCAATTCTGCAAATCCGCCAAACATACCATCGAGGTAACTCGCAGTTGATTTGGCTTGTAATTGCAACTTAGCATTTTGATATTGCTCTTCGTTAATCAGGTCGTTTTCACGCGCCCTTTGAAGAACTTCAAATTGCTTGATTAATGGATTTTCATCAAACCCCATAACACTCAAGTAATCGCTTGTAAGTGATTTTGTTAAATCATTTTCAGCTTGTTTTTTGTCAAGCCCAGCAGCATTTATGCGTCTAGATCTTTCCTCCGGGTCTTTTAGCTTTTCAGCTTCTCGCAACTCAAACTCATAGCGCTTCTGAATTAGATCCATTTCAGAATACATGGCTTGTTCAAATTGAAAGATGCGTTGCTCTTTAGCGAGTTGGATTAGTTTTGATTCTTCTTGATATTGCTCATCTAAAAATTTTAATTTTGCCTCTTTAACAACCCCACTAATTCTAGTGTCATTTTCGGCAATCTCCTTATCTTGCTGATAAGCATACTCAAGTTTCTTTTCCTCCGACCATTTGTATTGATTTAGCTCTAAATTTAGTGACTTAAAGTATTCTGCCCGCTCCGCCTCAAATCTTTGTTTAGCTAACCCCTCATATTTGGATTGATCTGCTGCTGAAAAACC